ACCCAGAAGGTTCTTTCAAAGTATTTTATGATGATTTAGAAGAAAAAATGTTCTTTAGAGGTTACTTCAAATTAGGAGTACAGTTCTTATACTCTTCTCTTGTTCAATGGGGAATTGTAACAACATAACAATAATGTAATAATAGAGGAGAGGGTGTAAAAATCTTCTCCTCTTAATTACTTTTAATTAATTATAAAATAAAATAAAATGGCAATAGATACAGGACTAGCAATTACTTGTGCAGATTTACAAGCAACTGGTGGTATAAAAAGAATTTTAATAAGAGCGTGGGCTGATGGTGATGATGTAGAGTACAGTGCCGTAGCAGGACAACACACTATTACAAAGATAGTAGATACTGGAGGTTCAACTGCAGATTGGGGAGTGTATGAGTTTAAAAATGAAACTCCAGCATTAACTATTAGTGCTACTAAAGAGATGGGTTCTACTGCATTTGAATGTGGTTTATCTTTCTTCTTACCTAAATTAGAGCAACTTAAATTTGACTTAATAGAAAGCATTACTAACTCTTGTTTGATGGTGATAGCAGTAGATACTAATGATAATGCATTTGTTTTAGGCGCTTCAGATAAGTATTCTAATACTGACCAAGTTAGGAATCAAACTTTCGCACAATTAGCTACTGTTGAAGGTGGTACAGGTGCAGCTTATTCTGATGAAAGTGGTATTACTATTACTTTAACGGCAAGACAATTTGAAATGCCTAGACAGTATGTAGTTGCTTCTCCTTCAGTAGGGATTACAGTACTTGCTGGTGGTTTAACTGCAACAACAGATTAATAATTAAAGATATATTTTTAGGTTGGACTTGTTTCGTAAAAAGTTTATAACCTTTTCCTATTAATATCTTTCTAAAATTATGTGTGATTGTGGTAAAAAGGTTGTAAATTACACACACTTAAATATATATACACTTATGGCAAAATACAAAGCAAAGAAGGAGGTTGTCATCATTAGGAATGGTGCGACTTATGTCCTTAAAAAGTCATCTCAAGAAGAATTAGCATATTTATATGAAGATTTAGGATTGACTAAATTAGTAGAAAAATTATCAACTATAAAAACTGAAGATGAGCCAAAAAAAGAAAGTAAGAAGTCAAGTAAAAAATCTTCAGACTCAAAAGAGTAGTACATTTGAATTTGGGGTTTTTAATTTAGCAGTACCTCAGAACATTGAAGAGCCTCAAGACATCTCTAAGATTAGGACTAAGTTTATACCATTCGGTACTAACAACTTATTTCCTCAATACTTAGCAGAGTTAAAAAGAAAGTCATCCACTCATAGAAGTGTATTGGCTCAGAAAACTATCTTTACAAGTGGTGCTAAATTCGTTAGTAACAATGAAGATGTTTTAAGCTACATCAAAGATGTTAATGCTGATGGAGAGTCATTAAGAATGATTTTCAAGAAACTAGCAGATGATTATTACACATTTGGAAATGCTTACTTAGAGGGAGTTTTATATGATGGTGGGATGAATCTATACCATATAGATGCAACTACTGTTAGAATGTCTAAGAATAAGAAAGAAGCGTATGTACACCCTGATTGGGCTAAGTACAATACAATGAAAGAGGATTTGAATATAATTCCTATCTACCCTGAAGTTAGAAGTAATAGATTTATACTTCAATTTAAAGATTACGAGCCTACATTCTCATTTTATGGATTGCCAGATTATGTTGCTGCATTAGAGCATATTGCTGTTGATTATGAAATTGGTAAGTGGAATCACACAAAATTTAAAAATGGTTTCCAGCCATCTGCTATCGTTGAGATTAGTGGAGATATGGGAGAAGAAGAAGCAAAGAAATTAGTAAACGAAGCACAGAAAAAGTTTGTTGGTGAGGGAAATAATGGTAAGATTATGTTTATCGTTAAGAATGGAGATACTTCTGCTGCTAATGTTTCTATCATAAAAGATGACCAAGATGGTAGTTGGTTAGACTTACAGAGAATAACTGACCAGAACATTGTTACTGCTCATAGATGGCAACCATCACTAAGTGGTTTAGTTTCTAGTGGTAAGATGAATAATACAGGTAGTGAGATTAGAATTGCTTACGATTTAGCAATGACTACTGTAATTAAAGATACTTCTGACTTATTATTAAATGGTATTAAGACTGTACTGTATAAAGAGTTAGGTTTCTTACCTGAAGATTTAATCATTCATTACGAGCCACCAATTAGCTTTGCTACTCAGATTGACCCATCTAAAGTTCTTACGATAAATGAGCAAAGAAGATTATTAGATGAGGACTTACCAATGCTTGAGGAAGGTGATATGTTCTTAACTGATAGAGAGCAAATTATTGTAACTAAAGATGACAATACTGATGGTAATATAGATGATAATGAAGATGAGTTGCAAGTAACTGAGAAAACTAATACACAAGACTAACTACTATGGCAAACACAAATCAATATAAGACACTAGCAACTGCAGCAGAGGTTATAAGCAATAGTTTTACTAATGCTAATACTGACCCTGCTTTAATATCTACTAACACTATATTGCTTTCTGAGTTAGCACATTTAAAGACTGCTATTGGAAAGAAGTTTTATGAGGAATTAAAGACACAGAATAATGATGATACTTTAACTACTGCTAATCAAACTTTAATGGATGATTTCTTAATTAGAACTCTATGTTGGTTTGCTAGGTTTGAGGTTATAAATGAGATTCAGAGTAACAGTAGTAGTATGGGGATTGTACATAATATTGATGAGTTCTCTACTATCATTGACCCTGCTGAGTTAAATGCTTACAAGCAAGATACTTACAGAAAGTCTGAGATATACTTGCAGGATATGTTAGAGTTTTTAAATGACCCTGATAATATTGGTGATTACCCTACATATAAAGCAAATGCACCTTGTAATACAACTACATATAAGAATCACGGAATTATAATGTATGATAGTATATATGCAAGACCTAGAAGAGATTATGATAGTTGGAAGAATTATTGTCCAGAATGTTAAAAAATATATAAATTAATGGCTGCAAACGAACATAAGAACTTAACTGATATTAATAGGCACAATCCAAAAGGATTTGAAAATGCTACTAATAATACTGTGTTAAGTAAGAATTTTGGAACATCTGCTACAGCAACTGATGGTAATTTAGTATGGCAAGGCAAGTCTTTTATGGGAGTTACTAACTATAAGATACAAGGATATACTGATGCAGGTACTACTAATTACGCTTATGGTGAGGATATTGCAGATAACAAATCTCCATTTCAAATGGATGTTGATTATGGAAGTTCAACAGTAGCAGGAGGAACTATCACTCCTTCAAATGTATTTAGAATTGGTCAAGGTCAAATAGTAGCTGAAACTGCTTCAGTTTCTTCTATCAGTGGATGGATAACAAGCAACTTAGGCAATTCTATTACTGTAGCTATATGTAAAGCAACACCTACAGAAGATGATGCAACTGCTATAGTTCCTATTGTTATTGATGAGATTACTGTAGTAGGTTTGAGCAGTAATAGTAAACTTATTAGAGTGAATGAAACAACTATAACTACTTCAGCATTAGCAGCAGGAGATATTATATTTGCAATGGTAAAAGAAGAAACTGCAGGTTCTGCAATCTTTATGAATTTAACTATTCAAACAACTACATTCTAATGACAACAAAAGAAGAATTAATTTCAATGAAAAAAGACATAACTTCAATTAATGAAAAGGTAGATAATATAGCATCTAAATTAGATATGCTTACAGATAAGTTGCTTAATCCAGACTCAGGTGTTACTGCTAGAGTAAACAGAAATACAGCAATGAGAAAAGTTTTAGTTAAAGCAATGTGGGTGATATACACAGTAACTATAGGGGCTATAATAACAATATTTACAAAATAATAATAACAATTAAAAAATAAAAAAATGAGTACATTTGATACAGATAATACACTACTACTTGAGATGCTTGGGAAGGGTGGTGGACACGAGGTTTTCACAACTACTGCACAGACAGGAAAAGACTTTTACTGTGTATTCTTTCCAGTAGAATCAGTTATAACTTCTATTGTTGCTGCAAACTTTACAGGTGAAACTGCACTAGCAGGACAGACTATGGCTGCAGGAACAACATTGTTTATGAGAGTAACAGCTATAACTCTTACTTCAGGTATAGGATTTGGGTACAGAGAGTCTGATGGTGATGCAACTAAATAAGTATGAAGTTATCACTTGGAATATCGCTACCAACAAGTAACAAGGGAGGAGTAACACCTGTACAAAAGCAAGTAAATGACTTTAAGGCTAGGGTTATTGCTGATGGAGGTGTATTTGAGGCTAAGGCTTGTTTAGAAGCACAATTAACTAATTTAAGTAATATAGCATGAGTTTATTAGATGATGTAAGTATTGTAGTAACTCCTAATGGATATAAGGCAGGAGAATTGTATGCAGTTGTACCTGTACCTACTGAGGGTGCTGAAGAAGTAGTTAATGGAGATTTTGCAACAGATAGTGATTGGAGTAAAGCCACAGGAGTAACAATTAGTGGTGGCAATGCTA